GAAATAATTCATCCTAATACAGATATTATAATTTAAAAATTATATAAGCTGGGGAAGTTAATTCTCCAGCTTTTTTATTACTTTTATGCTGAAATTATTTAAATACGAACAATATAAAATTACCATATCTGAAGAAGCATTTGCTTTAAAACCTTTTAAATAGATATGGAATAGAGATAAAAATAAGAATAAAGATAAAGCCATAATGGAACTTGGCTATATCTATTTTATGGAAGACCCAAGAAGTGACTATCAATATTTGGTAGATACTGAAACAAGGTCTGAAGCCATAAAAGAATCTGAGGGTTTACCTAAAGATTGGAAGCCTGATAAACTTGTTAAGGAAGCTATGGAATTCTATGCATCATTTAAACCTGCATCTGCTCTATTACTTGAAGATACAAGATGGATGGTAGATAAATATAGGAAAAGACTTAGAACACAAGAATTCGATAGCTTGGAAGTAAAAGAACTTAAAGAGATAGGTGCTTTAATTAAACAGATTCCTGAACTTGTAAAAAATCTCGATGAGGCTGAAAGAGCTATTAATGCTGAATTAAAGAGCCAGGGAAAGATGAGAGGACAAGGAGAAAAGACAATATTTGAGGACAGCTTAACTGATTAACTATGGATTTAACAACAGTAATTTCTACTCTAGAAAAGTATTTAAGCAACAAGTCTGATATGCTTATATTACAGACTAACTCTGAAAGATGTAATATAAGAGCATATAAGAAATATACATATACTTTGTGGAAAATAAATAAAAATACAGATAGTAAAACTGAGGTTATAAATATTCAAAATACTAAAAGAGCTGTTACAGAGCAGGAAGATACTGATGCTATAAAAGCTATAGAAGAGGAATTTTTATTAAAATTATTTGATTATATAAGATACCATGTTGATGAATGAATATCAGACACCTATTACTGAAGAACTTTTAAAAGAGCTTCCTTAGGAGGTGTAGGATTAGTTATTCGACATACTTAATAATGTAGAGTTTATAAAGAGATTAATATCTCCCAGTAGATAGTATGCTAAAGATAGACCAAGAGATGATAAGGGGAGAATAATAGTAGACCTTACTAATCCACATATATTAGAAGATATGGATTATTTTAGACCTACTGCTTTACATTATAAAAAGTATGGTGTAATGACTAGTTTAAGACCAAATGCAAATCCTAACAGTGAATTTGGTAAATGGATAAGAGAAGAAAAAAGAAGATGTTGGGAAGGATATGTTAGAGAATCTGATGGTGAGTGGGTCACTGGATTTCTCTATTTCTATTTAAATTATTGTCCTATTATATAGTCTAAGATTAGAGAAGGTACTAAACAGGCTGATAGATTAATCGACTTTCCTGAAGTATGGGAAGGTATATATTGGAGATTTCATTATATGGAATAGGCTAGAAGTGGCGGATTATATAATAATTTCCAAGGAGGTAATCATGGTGCAGAAATTGCAGCCAGAGGTAAAAGTAAGTCATATAGTATGGCTTCGATATTAGCACATAACTTTATTTTAGGAGAAAATAAGATTGCTTGCACTAATATAATATCACTGGCTACAGCTTATCAAAAGGAATTTTTAACTAAGGACGGAGTGCTAAATAAATTTACATCTATGGCTAATTTCTGCGCTCAGAATACTCAATTTCCTAGAAGAAGATTAAAGAATTCCTTACAAGATATGACTTGGACTATGGGATATAAAGATGCAGATTTAGATATAGAAAAGGGAACTTTAAATTCAGTTATAGGTGTATCATCAAAAGATGATTAGTCTAAACTTAGAGGTAAAAGAGCTGCTTTTATTGGAGTTGAAGAGTTTGGTACTTTTCCAAAACTTATAGATTTATATAATGTAATGCTACCATCTGTATAGGAAGGTGACTATGTTTTTGGTCTAATGTATTTATAGGGTACTGCCGGGGATAATGCATCTGATTTTGCAGGAGCATAGGAGATTATGTATAGCCCTAGAGGATATAATATGTATGCTCTTCCTAATGTCTTTGATAAGAATAATCAAGGTAAAAAGGAATTTGTATTTTTCTTTCCTGGATATATAAATAGAAAAGGATGCTATAATAAGAATGGAGTATCTGACGTAATTAAAGCTACTATAGAAATCTTAATGAATAGATATAGAGTTAAATATAATTCTACAGACCCTAATACTATAATTAAGACTATAGCTGAAGTCCCTATTACACCTGCTGAAGCTATAATAAAGACAAGTGTAAATATGTTTCCTATTACAGATTTATCAGAAAGACTTAATTAGCTTGATTCTAATCCATCAGAGTATGACGATGTATATGTTGGAGAGCTTGTTATAAATAAATCTGGTAATGTAGAATTTAGTCCCTCATCGAAGAAACCTATAAGAGAGTTTCCTCATAAGGATAATAAGATTGAAGGAGCTATAGAGATATTTCAAATGCCTGAAATTGACAAAAAAACAAATAAACCCTATAGCTCTAGATATATACTTGGTGCTGACCCTTATGATAATGATGAATCTAATACTATGTCATTAGGTTCTATATTTGTACTTGATTTATGGACTGATAGAATAGTTGCCGAATATACTGGTAGACCAAGATATGCAGATGATTATTTTGAAATATGTAGAAGACTGTGTATGTTTTATAATGGTTTACTTAATTATGAACAAAATAAAAAGGGACTATTTAGTCATTTCTCTAAAATGAACTGTCTGCATTATTTATCAGAAGTTCTAGACTTTCTTAAAGAGAAAAATATGGCAAGACCTGGTTATGGCAATACAGCTAGAGGTACTACAGCTACAGCACCTGTAAATGCTTTTGCTAAAAACTTACTTAGGTCATGGCTCCTTAAACCTGTTACTACAACTATAGAAGTTGATGGGGAATCGCAGTAGTAGGAAATATACAATCTATATTTTATAAGAAATAGGGCTTTACTTAAAGAACTTATTGGATATAATTCTATGGGTAACTTTGATAGAATTTCAGCAATGGGAATGCTTATGCTTCTTAGAGAAGATAAACTTATTATGTACAATGGCTCTATAAGTAGAGAAAAATCTGAATAGGCAAGTAGCTCTTACTTAGGTAATGACCCATTCTTTCAAAAGAACTATGATGATAGATTCAGTAAATTTAGCAAAAATAGTTTTGATTAATTAATAAAACATTTATACACTTGCTGGTATAAGTTGGTTTATTTAATTTTGCTAAATAAATTATAAAAAAGCATATAAGCTGCTGTATTTAAGACAGCTTATAGCCTTGAGGAAATATAAGTATGAAAGAAAAAGTTACACAATTTCCAAGACAGCAGCTGCCTTTTAATAGGAAAACTAAAGAGTGGAGAAGACAATGTGTAGACTGGGCTGAAGGTAAAACATTCTTTAACCACAGCCTTGTTAGAAAATCTGTTCTTCACAAAAAAATAAATTATGACTTACTTAATGGTAAGCTGCATATGTAGGATTTATAGTTGGTACTAAATCCTAATAATCTTAATGCTGATTTTATTCCTGAATAGATTCAGCATTATCCTATTATGAACTCTAAGCTTAATGTATTGAGGGGTGAGGAGTCAAAAAGAGTGTTTGATTACAGAGTTATAGTAACTAATCCAAATGCTGTCTCTGAGATAGAGAAAAATAAAAAATAGGAAATACTAACAAGAATGCAGGAACTTATTCAAGACCAATCTAAGTCTGAAGATGAATTTTAGGCTGAACTTGAAAAGTTAAATGATTATTTTCTATATGAATGGTAGGATATGAGAGAAGTAAGAGCAAATGCTTTACTTAATCATTATGTAAAAGAACTTAATATTCCGTTTATATTTAATCAAGGATTTATGGATGCAATGGCTATTGGTGAAGAGATTTACCAGTGTGACATTGTTGGTGGTGAACCTACTATACAAAGAATAAATCCTATGAAAATAAGAGTATTTAAATCTGGATATAGTAATAGAATTGAAGATGCAGATTTAATAATAATGGAAGACTATTGGAATCCTGGTAGGATTATAGATACCTATTATGACGTTCTAACAAAGAAGGATATTCAGTATATAGAAAATGCTCCTAATCATGTAGATGCTCCTGCAAAGGATTCTATGGATAATATAGATGAGAGATATGGGTTTGTAGATTAGGCTATGGTAGATGATTCCTCTTTTTCAGGAAATGGATTCTATTTTAATGCATCAGGATTATTTCCTGATACAACAGACAGTTCTTTGCTTCCTTATGATTTGGCAGGTAATCTAAGAGTGCTTAGAATTTACTGGAAATCCAGAAGAAAGATTAAGAAAGTTAAATCATATGACCAGCAAACTGGTGAAGAAATATTTACATTCTATCCTGAAACCTATGTAATAAATAAAGATTTAGGTGAAGAAGAGGAGATTTACTACATTAATGAGGCTTGGGAAGGAACAAAAATAGGTGAGGATATTTATGTAAATATGCGTCCTAGAGTTGTTCAATACAATAGACTCAGTAATCCTTCAAGATGTCATTTTGGAATAATAGGTTCAATTTATAATCTCAATGATAGTAAGCCATTCTCATTGGTGGATATGATGAAACCCTATAATTATCTATATGATGCTATTCATGATAGACTTAACAAGCTTCTTGCTAAAAATTGGGGTAAGATTATAGAACTTGATTTGTCTAAAGTGCCAGCAGGATGGGATATTTCAAAGTGGCTTTACTATGCTAAGACAAATAACCTTGCAGTGATTGATAGTTTTAAAGAAGGCAATGTAGGAGCTGCTACTGGTAAATTAGCAGGAGCATTGAATAATGCTTCTAGAGGGGTTATAGATGCAGAACTTGGCAACATTATACAATAGGACATAAATCTACTTGAGTTTATTAAACTTGAAATGGCTGATGTCGCAGGTATTACTAAGCAAAGAGAGGGATAGATTAGTAATAGAGAAACTGTTGGTGGTGTGGAAAGAGCAACACTACAATCTTCACACATCACAGAATGGTTGTTTATATAGCATGATGATATAAAAAGAAGAGCTTTGGAATGCTTCTTGGAAACTGCTAAAATAGCTCTTAAAGGTAGGAGTAAAAAATTCCAATATATCCTATCAGACAATTCAATGAGAATTATGGATATTGATGGTGATGAGTTTTCTGATGCTGATTATGGCTTAGTTGTGGATAATAGCAATGCTATTCAAGAACTTTAGCAGAAGATGGATATGCTTGCATAGGCAGCTCTTTAGAATCAAACTCTTAATTTCTCTACTATAATGAAACTGTATAATAGTGCTTCTTTGGCTGAAAAACAAAGAATGGTAGAAAAGAATGAGCAGGATTTGATACAGAGACAATAGGAGCAGCAGTAGTAGCAACTACAGGCTTAGCAACAACAAGCCCAAATGGAATCTCAATTAAGAGAACAAGAGATGCAGCTTAAAGACTCTTGGAATCAAAGAGACAATGAAACTAAGATTCTTGTTGCTAATATAGCACATGCTCAGTAGGAGCAACCTTAGGAAGATAACGGTGATTCAGATTATGAAAAGGAAAAGCTTATGGAGTCAATGAGGTAG